CAACAAATATATAATAATCATTTCCGTTTTCAAGTACACGTATATGTGTCCATGTCGTTGCAGATACAACGCTATCAGGCGTAGACAGGTCTACTACATTGTTATCCGTAGCACCGCTCATATTCACATCAGTAGATGTCATTATCGTCGTTGTACTTGAAACCACATATCCATTAGTAGCTGTGCCCTTTGTAACCGCCGTGATTGTTATGGTAGAATTTTCTGCAGTTGCTGTGTAATTAGGAGTTGATGTGTTTGCTGTTATATTAGCTGCCACATTCGTAGCTGTAGTACTAAGGTCTGTATCGAAAACCTCAGCGCCAGACATTATAGATACGCTATTAACTGTTATGTCATCTATAGAATCAGTCGCTGCTCCTGAATTAAGTGTAACTGTTCCTGTTGCAGCCGTTGTCTCTTTTACCTCAAGACTAACAGCCCCATTCGTATCTATATATGCACGTACGTAGTCTGAAGTTGCCCCGCTTTTTGCTTGAGAATAAAGGCCATGATCCGCGCTTAGATTGTTTAAATAGACCCATCCTTCCCATGTCCAAGTACCCCCAGATAAAACAAAATCGGCATCATCTGGAGCTGTAACCCAATCACCAGTTCCGTCCAGCTGAAGACTTGCCGTGCCAAACTTCTTTATAGTTGTGTCAAGTTTTGCATTACCAACCGCCGTCATTGTATGGGCTGTAGTCGGAGAACTGTCTGTTATTGTTGTGGATTCATCTGTTCCGTCACAATGTAATAGCAATTTAGTCTCGCTACCTATACCAGATACCTGTTTTAACGTGGCCACATTAGCTGAATCTGACAATGTATTCTGGACTTGTTCGGTATAATCATACAAGAACGTACCATTAGGATCATAAACAGTAAAGTTTGATATCCTTGCCTTATCACCACCCCATACCATCGTCTCTGCACCATTACAATAAACAAGTCTCCCAAGATAACAATTAGAGAACTGGCCCTTACCAGCGCCAGACGCATCTGTATGTAGTGCTGTTCCGTTAAAATCGCCAGTACCTGGAATGGCTGTGTCGTTTCTAAACACCTTAGATTCTGTTCCGCCGCTATTATAAGCCTGTACCAATACATGGTTCTCGGCTGGTTGTGATTTTTCAAATTGATGTATATGTTTTATCTTTGGATGGGAAGACAGGGCAGTTGAGTTTATCTTGGTCATTCCCCTTATACCACGAATACCATTATCTGTATAACGAATATTTTTTAAGCTCTTATAGTTATCTATAACAGCTTCAGCCTGTCCTATTTTGCCACTTTTTGTACCAGTTACAATACGTGCTGAATTTACAGAGGTAAGAAGCCTCCCTGTTAGTCCAACTTCAAATGGTTTTAGTTCTTTGTCTGTGTTTTTCTTTGTTCCCTTTGATGTTGTCTTTGCCATTATTAATCCCTAGCTAACATGTTAACTCTAACCTTATTTCTAACAAGCGCCCTATCAACACCATGCTTGCCTCTTCTCATTTCCATCTCAGCCAACTGATACAGCCTGTCAGCAAAACTAGGTTCCCTGTCTTTGTATTTAAGCAACCACGCAGCATATTTAACCGTAGCTAAATCAAGGTGCTGTGGATATCTAAACGTACCAAAGTTAGAATATACAGGAGATGGCTTTTGCACGTAATAAAAAGTTATTGTGTGCCCTGCCGTACTTGGGGGAGGGTCTAGGACTACCCTAAACCTTCCCTGTGGCTGTATGACGTAAGCATCGCTTGCATCCCAATCACTGTCTGTAGTAGCACTAGGATCATCTGGGAAGAGTGCAGTAACCAGTACGGTAGATGATGTTTTACTCACTACCACACCAGAAGAACTGTCTGTGGTATTATGAACAATATCACCAGGGCTTACGTCACTAAAATCAGCTGCACTATCTGTGAGAGTTGCCTCTCCACTACTAGAACTCTTTGTACCGCCAGATGTCTCGGTCCCTGAAACCATAGAATCAAGGTTAGGATCATCTGTAATACTAAACTTGCTTGGAATAAGAATAGAATCAGTATTATCATAAAGAATGATATCTTCGTATGGCAGCCACTTTATGAAATGATTACTCGTTCCATCATTATACTTAATAAAGAAATCACCACCTCTATCCCTTAAATACAAAGAGAGGAAGTCTGCATTAAGTGTATAACCAGTCTGGTCTGCAACCGTTGTTATTGATTGAGTAGATGTTAACGCATTAGTCTTCCTTGCTACCTCTAATGCGCCTTCATTTATATAATCATATACGGTTTTCTCATCAAGAAAGCCTCCATCAGTTTCTTCATCCAGGGCTAACTGCACCCTGTACTTCATCTCTCTTCCATCCATAATTAGCCCTCATATATTACCTTGCCGTTTTCTATATTAACAGGAACTGTCATCATACTGCTTTTAGACCTACCCCTGTCGCTTCTCAATACCTCTACATTTGGGTTCTGCTGTGTGTCTCCCAGTAAAGATGACATATTCTTCCACATAGCCTCTCCTTTACTTCGCGACACATACCCCTTTGCATCTGTTTTTATTCCCATTCGCCTGGCCTCTTCTTTATCCACCTGTATACACGGCTCTGTCATTCTACGTGCCTCTTCATGCGGATCAGCCAGTCCTTTTTCCATCTCTATTCTGGTAAACTGTGCGCTGTTTATTTCAGCAGCAAGCTTATCTCTTTTTTGCCTTAATAAATCCTTCTGGTTTCCAGTAAGCTTAGGCCTGGACTCCTTTATATCTTCGAGCCTCTTCTTTTTCTGCTCATAATCTGCTGTTTGATATGGTATTTCTTCAATAGGAACCTGCTTGTTATCCAACATACTTCCTAGTTTACGTACATCATCTTCTAGTAAATCAATATTCCTTGGTAGTGACCATGCTGGTATAGCGCTTCCCGTATCAAAGTCAGCAAAATATTTATAATCATTATCTGCTACTTTCCCTGCAGGAGCACCATCTATCTGGTTCTCTGCTTCTGTTACAATTTCTTTACATTTCTTCAGGTCTTCAAATTCATTAATATCAACTGATACTTTTTTAGTTACTGTTTTTTTAATCTTTGCTTTTGGCATTTCACTTCTCCTTAAATAGTAGCGGATGAGTGGGGGCAGGATAGCCCTGCCCCCAGTTCCCGTTAGAATTAAAACTTATACATTGTGATGGAAATAACTTCTCCAATCAATGAAACCACCAGCGTGTCGTTCATATACACTTGTCATTAGTGCAAATGTATCAAAGTCCACTGTGTTGTTGGTTTCAGCATCAGCACGTTGTATCCACTTGAAGTTATCCTTCATAGTAGACATATCCAACATACCCCAGCTTGAAGTACTGTAATCGCTCAGACGTAGCCAGTTAATAATCTGATACAATCCATGCTGCATGTTAACATTATTATTCTCGCTGTCGAGCTCAAACCTTGTCTTGACTAATTCCTGAGCCTTAAAGTTCAAGTCATCAGGAACCAACAGGCAGTAACTATCTCCAGTGTCAATTCTTTCACCGTTAGCCTGTTTAAACTTCCTCATAAGGATTCTTGTTGCCGCCACTGCAGTTGCAGAGAACGAAGAAGCACCGAGGTTATCAAATCCACTTGAAGTGGAAACGCCTGGAACTTTCGTTGTATGACTGTTACTTGCAAGGGCAACACCCTCTTCCTGACTAGGCATGAAATCAAATGCCGTAGATGTAGCATTACCAAAAATAGCTACAGCATTTTTGTCTCTAACCCTGTAAGCAGAATTGATTAACTGCTTTGAAAGATTAGTAAGGATATCATACTTCAAGTCATCAAACAACTTTCTACTTGCAACTGTTTTAGCTGCATACTCTTTAGATTCAATCTTAGTAGAGTACCCTGGAGTAATACCTAATGTTGTCAACCTACCATTAAAACTAGGTATATCACCAAGTGCAGATACAGATGTCCACTCTTCCCACGCTCTCGTAGAATCAGTGATGATATCAAATATCTGTTCCTTCTTACTGCTTAAATCATTATACTTCCTTGCGTCATCTTCAACTTCACGCAAATCTTCCTGCAGCATCTTTACAAACGCAGGACTTGTTAATGGATTCGCCATCTTCTTTCTCCTATCTAATCAATGTTAAAATCAGTCTACGCCACCAAAGTGTCTTGGTATAAACCTGAATACAGCGTGCTCGCTGCCTGCGTCTCTAAGGTCTAGATGCTCAACCACAATACCCCATCCATCAGTAGTACATGCATCATCATTTTCGATGTATATAGCTTCTGTACCTGTCTGCATTGCACAATGACCTGGAGTTATATTAACCCTTGCAAATGTGTCATCAACTGCAATGTCATGCGGGAATGAATGGTCAACCGTAACTACAGTTGCACTGGTATCATCAGACACCCTATACAAGCCTGCATTTGCACCTGTACGACAATAAGAAGTACAGTTATTAGCCATACCTGTCATATCAGAAGCATTTGCTGTATAACCAAGTCCAGTAGTAGAACCCGTGGTTACAGTCTGTAAGTTAAGAGCACTACCATATGACCCGCTACAAATAGGAGCCTTAATCCTTGTAGTGTTATCTATTAAAGCCACCAATACCAATGGCTGCTTGTCTCCCTTGTTCCACATACCTTCTTGGCCAAAATACTTTCTGGCGTTCTGAGTTGACTGTGTGTCTGATCCGTCAGCTAATCCACTCATACTAATTCTCTGATAAGTAGAATCATAAGTCTGATCTATGTCATTAACGCCAACAATAATACCAGCCAATACAACATTACCAGTGGTATCAAAAGCACCACTAGCCTGACCAGCATTTTCCACGCCACCATCTTGGCTCCATTTTACTAATTGTCCAACATATACAGTATCTGCATTCCCTGAAATAGGAAACCACGAACACTGTTCATCTTTTAAATCTACGACTTCCATAGTTCTTCTCCCCAAACATAGTGTTTAATTAATAATCACCTCGCCAGTTAAGACTGCCACAAAAAGGGCAACCCCCACGTACTGACACCGTGTGGTAATGAACGGGCTCAACAGGATTCCCACTTGAATCAGACCTTATAATAGGTGTTTTTTGTCTAAGAGTTATACCTCCAAGCATCAGACTGGCAGCTGGCTGACCTCCCCCTCTATACTCACTCGGACTATCCGCGCCATTTACTCCAGGCTCAGGATATACCGCAAGGGTCGTTCCTATCTCTTCCCAGGTAGTATCTGCGGTATCAGTCCAACCACCGTCAGAGCTATCCTTGAATGTAGTTCCAGTACCCGCCAGAGCTTCCCTGGCTTGTTGTGTCTGTGTTACTTCTACGGCAAAGTCTTGCAATACAACACCATTAGATGTCGATTCATCTCCTAACGTGTCCCTCTTGTCATTACATGTAAAACTACAATTAAAGCAGTGATAGTAGCGGCCATTATCCTGTTTTGTTTCATCTATAACAGGTAGTGTACGACTATCTCTTGGCCGTCTAGGTTTTCGTGCTTTTGGTTGTCGTCTCGATACTCTCATAACTTCATAGTCCCCGACATTGGAGCTTTATTAGCCATCGCTTTTTTAACAAAACTCTCATCTTTTTTTCTGCGCTTCATATAAGCCTGAACATGCTCATCATTTAAAGCGGCATTTATATCAGGGTCATTGGACGCTCTACTGGACATAGCGGTAGAGCCGCCAACTGCACCACCTGCCCTTTGTCCTTGAAAGGCAGTTGTTGGATTCTGTGATCTTTTGTACATGTCTTTATAATAATTCCTTTCCGCTATTTCATAATTCCTCTGGGCATCAAGTTTTCCGTTTTCTGAATAACCAGGAAGTCCTTCCATTGTTTTTAAAATAGCCTCATATGCTTCAGGCTCTTCTTCTACTCCCATCCCACGAACAGCCCTGGTATATTCATCTATATACCGTTCTCTTTTATTAGTCTTTTCGCTTTCTATTTTCTTGATCTTAGCCTCGACCATCTTCTCCATACGCTTATTATCATCATCTTCATACCCACTGCCAAAATCAAATATATCATCATCTTCTTTTTCAACAGCAGCTGGCTGGCTTTTAAGCTCAGATATTTTATCCAACAAGGTATTGTATCTGTCCTCATTGTCTTCTTTGTAGGCTTTAAATTCTCTTCCAAGCCTACTATTACCATCACGGAGGTTCTTATTTTCTTCTTCTAGTCTAGTTGCATCTGTAGCCTCTTCACTAGATTCCGTTACTGGTTCGTTGACCTCTGTCTCGTCAAGTCCATTAAGTTCGTCCATTTTACATCTCCTTTAAAAAAAATCAACCTATTGTTTTTCTATTTCTCTCGTC